GGATGTGCTGGTGGAGATAGCAGATGAAATTACGCATGAATACGAAGGATTTACTCAAGAGAATTTTATTAACGCCATCCTTCAATCAGGCTTCGTCCGGCCAGACGAGGCAGTAAAGACTATTATCCGCGAATTCATGCTTCCATTAAGCGACCTTGATGCCGCCGGGCAAGGCATGGGAGAGCTTATCGCAAAAGAAATTCACGGTCTTGTATCAAGCGAAGTTGCCCGTGTTCGTGAAGAAAAGGCAGGGGCAATCAGGATAGACGGTGGTCGAATCATGGCAGAAGATGCTGCGCTTGACCGTATTATTGCAATCATTGAAACAAAGGTTCCGCTTCTTATGCGACGCATTGTTGCTCGTGAGAGGGCGGAGGCGGTCAGGGAGTATGACAAAATTCTACACAAAGAAAGGTCGGCCAATTTAAGTATCGCGTGGGATGAAAACAGAAAAGCCGCCCTTGAGCGTTTCGGGGGGAAGGAGGTTCAGTCCGATGAACGATAAGTTGAGGGATTTAATTGAAGAAACAATTATTGAAAGTGGAGGAATAGTTCCAAAGGAACAATATCTAAAGATAATAGAAGATAACTTCCGCTCCCACTTCGCGAAGGAGATGCCACCGATTGAAAAGGCGCACACTTACGCGAGCGAGAATGCTGAAATCTACCGCGCTTTTGATGAGGGGCAACGGTATTACAGAAACCTTGCTCTTAAGGCGATCGAGGGGGAGAGGTGAAAATAATCAAGGCAATAATAAACACTGCCGTGCTTCCGATAGCCATTGTAAAAGATGTGATCACAATGGGCGGCGCCATGATAGACGAAGAGCCGCAGACAATCAAAACGCTGAAAGAGATTGACCAAAACATATTCGGAAAGACCGCCCCCGGCGGGAAGGAGACAGACGGTGAGTAACTGCGACGGATGCGCGCACAAGGGAAAGGCTACATGCCACAACTGTTTTGCGACGGGAAAGAAGAAAAGAAAGAGAATGCCTAAGAAGCGAGAGAAGGTTAGAAAGTGTGTATGCAATATGTCAGGAGTAATCGAATCTTGGCTAGATGTAGGATTTAATTATTGTGCATTCTGCGGGAAGAGAATCAGGGAGAGGAAGGAGGGAAGGTAACGTGAAGGAACTGATAAAGATTCTCAGAAAACACAAGGGATGCAAGGAGTTCTGTGAAAATTGCGATCCTCAAAAGCGGTGTGATGTATGGAAGTTGCCGTCAAAAATCCTTGCCTGGCACCGCAGGGAGATTGTGAAGCTGGTCGAGAGCTGCGAGGAAGTAGAGCCTGTGGAAAAGTATGTGCTAATTCGGAAATCTGAAATACTCTCGCGGGCCGGGGTGAAGAAATAGGGAGGTGGGATTGTGGTAATGATAGACGAAAAGATAAACAAGTTTAGGGAAGAATTGCGCAAAATAATTAACCAACTGTCTATGGAGAATAGGAGCGATACTCCCGACTTCATACTGGCAGACTATCTGACAAATTGCTTGTTGAATTATGAGGCGGCTATCAGAGACATAAAGAAGTGGTACACGAAATAACCCGCGAGGAGGGTGAGATGAAATTCATAGTAAGCATGAAAGATCCTGATACGCTTCATGATGCTATCGAGGAAGCTGTAAAAGAAGAACTTACAAAGATTGCAGATGTTCAAGAAGACGAAAGAGAGTTGTTGCTGGAAAAGAGAATTGAAAAGGTATCAGAACTTTGTCGTAAATGGTTCGAGTACGGCGAATACCTTGTAGTGGAAATTGACACTGATGCGAAAACGTGTATTGTTGTTGAGAAGGAATAACAAAATCACCGGGATTCCCGGGAGAAAAGCTCCGGCATGGCGGAATAGGTAGACGCTCCGTCCTCTGCGGGATTGATACCTGAATAAGACAAGGTGGAATAAAATTAATCATGCAGGGTGCAAATCCCTGCTGCCGGAGCGATCTTATTTGACTGAAACAGCAATAAAAGCGCGGAAAGACGTAGTTGTCGTCGGAGAGTTTATTTGACGGGTATTTGACTGGAAGGAGGAAACTGTGAAAGATGAAATCGTTGTGGAAGGTATTATTGAATCATTTGGCGTTGGAGGTATTGGAAAGGTGAGGCTGCGGAGGCCGGACGACAACTTGTACCTTGACAACCGTGAAGTTCTTGTGAAAATGTCGGTCGCAGTATGGGAGGCAAATCATAAGCCGGGAGAGGTTGTCTATGTGTTCCCAAAAGAACAAAAGAAAGAAAGCCCGTGCGATATGTGTAATCTCTATGCGCTCTATGCGGAAAAGAAAGAAAAGCCTACTGAGCCGGATTGGGTAAAGTTAAAAGCATGGACAAATAATAGCGCATTGTTTGAATCAATCGACATTCTCAAAACTCTCTGGCGGGAGGTTTTTAAGAAATGAATATCAAGGAAATAGTCGAATATGTCGCAAGGAATTGGGATGCAATACCCGATGGTTACAAATCATACTTGAAGCCAGAGGAATACTCAAAAAACATCGATGGTGTTTCTCTTGAAGAGCATTTTGTTGTTCTTCTTCTGGACAGACAAAAGCCTTCTGTTGAGGTATGTTATGATTTCGATGAGGAACGTATTGGTGTAACAAGAACTGGCAAAATAATATGGGGGTTTGATAGTGGGTGTTCCTGCCCATCCCCTTGGGATGATAGCTATCCTGATTGTTATAGCGTATCAAAAACATGGAAGGAGTTTGAGTTGAATCAGGATAAGTTTGACGTTGGTTTTTTGGAGGAATGTAATAATAAAATAATGGAAATAGAAAAGGCAAGGGAGGCGAAATGAGCGTTCTTGTGGTGGCGATAACGAAAGTGGTTTTGGTTTTCATGGCTGTGGGTTGTGGAATGGTTGCCGAGTGTAAAATGGGAAGCGATAGAACCATAGCATTATGGGCTGGTATCTTTCTCGGCCTTCTGGCCGCGTTCCTGTGAGGTGGGTATTATGGCAATGTGCGAATGGGTAAAGGACAATCAGACATTAACGGATGGAACAGAGTTGTACATACCGTCCTGTGGTCAAGACTTTAATCAGCCGTTTCCTTATGGTTTTAACTATTGCCCATATTGCGGTAATGAACTGGTAATTATTGACTTAAAATTAAGTGATAATGAGGTCGTGAAATGAAATACCCTAAGCGCGGCTATTTGTGCAGGCACACAAACATGGTGACGAATAACCACTATCCCATAAAGTATTTCACTGTTATCTGCAAAAAAGAAGGGAGTGCCTGCGTGATCGACGGAAAGCCGTGCCGGAAGTCTTGGTATTTGAGGGAAAACAATGAGAAAGTGCAGAAACTGCGGAAAACGGTTTAAGGCGATTAAGGCGATTAAGGCAAGCGTAGATTACTGTTCAAATTGGTGCGGGTTTGCGTTGTGGTGGTGGGATGGTTATGCCCGGTATTTAAGAGAACATAGGAAAGAGAGGCGGTGATCGATGTCCTACTGGCGGGAGATGCTGGAGATTTACATTCTCACACATTCGCGGAACAAAAAGGAGTTTAAGCAGAAAATTGATACGTCTATCACGTTGGCCCTGCGACAAGTTGACCCAGTGAGCAAAAAACCGTATTCAATTCGCTGCATCGCCCGGACACTGGCAACGGCTTACAATGTGTCCTACTCTACGGCTATCCGCTATATTTACAAGTTTCAGGCGCAAATAAAAAACCCCCGCTAAACAGCAGGGGTTTTCTTTTTGGCTCTCCATCGGTAAATGCGTTCTCGGTCTCTCCGGTTCTGGCACTCTTTTTTATCGCAGTATTTTCTTCGCGGGTGGTTGTCGAGCGGCGCGCCGCAGTTGATGCAGGTTTTCATGATTTTATCCACTCAATAAAATTAACGTAAGCGGCAAACGCCTTGCTGTCCCGTCCAAATCTAATTACAACCTCCCTAATTTTACCGTCAAAATCTGCAATTTTGTCATCAGTGTTTGCAAAATACTGGTCCGATGTGTCGGTGTCGTGATACAGTTTGCCGTGCTGCACCAGTAGCGCCCCGTCCAACTCATCCGCATAAATCAAAATACGCGGATCAACTTGCGTCATAGTCCCCGGATGATGCCCTGTCCTCTCCAGCTCTGCCAAACACTTTTGCCGGGCAAGCGACCAAATCAACTGCGGATCGTAGTACCTGCTTTCCATATGCCTCCCGTTGCATTCGGGCAGTTTTATGCCGTGCCCAGGGCAGATTGTTACTGCGCCAGAGAAATCGGAGTTAATGATGATACAGCTATTTTGCCGTTGCCATACTCTATTGTTTTACCACACACACGACACTCAATAATCGCATCACCGTCGCAGTATATCTTGGAGTTGCCCAATGCTTGCTTAGCCTCGTCTATCGTGCGCCATACGTACAACCCTCCGCCGTGCTCGCGTTTTGCTATTTCTCTTGTTGTGTGTCCAATGCGGTATACGTAAGATTTGTTGTAATTTGATCTGTACTCGGTATTGGATATTTTAGATACGATTTTGTATGCCGTCCACGGGGTAGAGATACGGGCAGATACTATTTTATTGTGTGCCTCTACGGCAGTTGACGCGGACAAATCCCCGGATGATGCAGAGTATGCCAATAACGCGTCGGACAAAAAATTACCACGGAAACTATCAACACTGTGGCTATACACTATTGCTATTTTTCCGTCAACGATTTTGCAAAAATCAACACGGCGGTTGCTATACGTATTTTTTGGCCGTCCATACGATTTTGAGTAGTAACCCCAATCAGACTCAGTATCCCATCGCACAACGGCAACGACTCCACGCGATATGGCGATATATGTGTGGCCACAATCCCATGCTGCTGTGTATGTACGGCAAAGCGCATCCGATATTGATATTGAGTTGGCGGTATAATAATTTGCAAAATTACGACGCTCGATGTCCTCGCTCTGCGCGTCCTGTCTCATGCGCCAGTCAGACGACTCCATAGGCAATCCCATAATACGGGCGCGGCCAGTTGCGGCGCGCTCTATGCGGGCACTGCGCCAGCTATCCCATTGCCATTTTTTTGATTGGTAATTACGCTCCAATATAGGGGAGAGAGTTGAGAGGCGGGCGATCAGATAACGCCTGGCTCCCGAAATTGTGGTTGCTGTTGATCCGTGTGATTTTGCAAGGTCTACGAGACTTTTAGCTGCGGTTTTTGAGGTGGTCATTTTACTCTCCTTATTTATCGTCGGCGTTCCGACGGATGTTTTTCCGGTTACAGTCCGGCTCTGCATTGCCATATTACTATATACTGCCCCGTGTGTCAACCCTCCATCTCTGCCGCCCGCCTCTCGGTCGGGTCTTATGCTCTCTACACTTATAGTATACACTATGTAGCGTAACTTGTCAAGGGGGTAATCAAAAAAAGTTAAAAATATTTTTTAGCCCCTTTTGTCGTCGGAGAAATGATTTTTGAGTACAGTGGGGTAGTTTAATATAGAGAGAGGATAACAATGACAATAAGAGCAAAAAGGGCGAGAGTATCTTTTCGGCAGCGAGAAGTTGTGCTTGATATGCATGGGAGAAAATGCGCGTACTGTGGAATAGACATTATCGGCAAGAATTATCACATTGACCATATTGTTCCATTCAGTAAGTGTGAAGAAAATGATGTTTATAACTTGGTGCCTACTTGTGTGAGTTGCAATATGATTAAAAAGGATAAATCGCTTGAAGAATTTAGACAAATAATGTGTAAAAAAGCAGGCATGAAAGATTATGTGTTCGAATTTGAAAAAACAAATAAAGTTGATGTTAGCGTTTTGAGTTATTATCAGGCAATTTACAAATAACTTCCACGTCGCCGCGCGTGCGCGAACAATAAGGAATCGGTTCCGTTTTCATGGGAAAACTTAACGTAAAACAACGGCAGTTTGTGGCTGAATATTTGGTTGACCTGAACGCTACACAGGCAGCTAAGCGGGCTGGATATTCTAAAAAGACCGCCGGGCAAATAGGGGAACGCCTGTTGAGAAATGTTGAAATTGCGAGCGCGATAGAAGAAGAAATGAAAAAAAGAGAGCATAGAACGCTTGTAACCGCTGATTTTGTTATTGCCGGTCTGAAAGAGGTTGCTGAGCGTTGCCTGAACAAAGTGCCGGTAACGGAATGGAACTACGAAGAAAAGCGACTCGAACAGAAGAAAGACGAAAACGGAAACGATGTATGGGAGTTTGATTCCGCCGGTGCTAATAAGGCGTTTGAGCTGCTAGGCAAGCACTTGAATCTATTTAAGGGCGAAGATAAAGACCAGGTAAAAGTCACAATCGAAATAAAACAGATACCGTGAAGGAAATAAAGATTACTGTTCCTTGGAATTACGAATCGCGAGAGTACCAGAAGCCTTTCTGGAAAGCGATGAACATAGAGAAGAAAAAACGGGCAATCCTTGTATGGCATAGGCGCAGCGGTAAGGATAAGACGCTAATCAATTTTGTTGTTCAAAAAATGATGGAGCGCGTGGGAAGCTACTACTACTTCTTTCCGACGTACCAGCAGGGGAGAAAGATACTTTGGGAAGGTGTTGACCGCAGCGGATTTAAGTTTCTTGAGCATTTTCCGAAGGAAATGTTAAAGAAAAAACCTAACGATACGGAAATGAAGATAGATTCAGCAAACGGTTCAATCTTTCGTATTGTAGGAACAGACAATATTGACTCCGTGGTAGGGACAAACCCGGTAGGTTGTGTGTTCAGTGAGTACAGTTTGCAAGACCCTATGGCGTGGGATTATATGCGCCCCATACTTGCAGAAAATGGTGGTTGGGCAGTTTTTAACTTTACGCCGCGAGGAGAAAACCACGGATATCAGCTTCTTGAAATGGCCAAAGACGATCCAGCGTGGTTTACTCAGGTTTTGACTGTTGACGATACGGGAGCAATATCGAGAGATGTTTTAGAGCAAGAGCGCAGAGAGATAATTGCAAAAGACGGGAATGATGCGCTTTACCAGCAAGAGTACTACTGTTCTTTTAAAGTACCAATAGCCGGGGCCTACTACGCGCACCAGATAATGACAGCAGACAATGATGGGCGTATAACAGGTGTTCCGTATGAGGCAAGAATCCCTGTGGATACCTGGTGGGATTTGGGTATTGACGACAGCATGACGATATGGTTTAGCCAGACAGTCGGGCGTGAGATACGGTTCATTGATTACTATGAGACGAGCGGGGAAGGGCTGGTACATTGCGCGAAGGTGCTACGAGAAAGACCGTATGTATACGGCGAGCATACTGCGCCGCACGATATCGAAGTGAGAGAGCTGACCAGTGGAAAGAGTAGGCAGGAAACGGCAAGAGGCTTCGGAATAAATTTCAGAGTTGCACCAAAGCTGGGAATTGAAGATGGAATAGACGCAGCGCGGAATATATTCAGTCGGTGCTGGTTCGATAAAAAGAAATGCGATCGCGGATTGAATGCGCTCAAAAGCTATCACAAAGAGTTTGACGAGAAGAACAAGATATATCGCAATCATCCGTGCCATGATTGGGCTTCGCACGGGGCTGACGGTTTCAGGACGTTCGCGGTATCGTACAGAGAGAAAATACAACGGCAGTTGACTACACAGCCCGAATTCAATCGCGGAAGGTGGAGAAGATGACAATTGACCCGGACAAAGAAAAGCGGTTTCAGGAAGAGTTGAAAGAGAAGAAAGAAGCAGAAGAAAAGGCGAAGCTGGGGATAGTGTTATCGTGTAAGATGAATCCAGACGGCAGCCTTGAATGGCAGATTCCTAGCGATCTGAGGCAGGCAATACACCTGCATAAGCACCTTGAGATCGTGATTAACAAGATGTACGAGCAGTTGCTTGACAAGATGATGGCGAAGCCGAAAGACGATATACGCAATAAACTTACTTTACTTCGATGATCGAAAAACAAGGGAAACTATTTATTGACGGAGTTGAACAGGCGCATAGGTACGACCGTAACGAACGCTATGGGGTTGATTTAGAGCGTTCTGTTCCTAGTCGTATAGTTGTAACCTTTTTTGAGATTTTGGGCGAAATAAGTCTGTTTGGTGTGAAGTTGACGGTATCGAGAAAGCAAGAGAAAGAAGTGCCGAGAGATTGTATTTCGATTGCGTTTGACCCGGAGAACAAAGCGAATGGCTAAAGAGAAGAAACTGAAAGAAACGCCGCAAGAAGAAGAGCAGAAAGTAACGTTGCTTGCCACGGCTACGGAGTATGATACTGTTGCTTACGGCGAAAAGCTCAAGCTTTCAGACTTGCAGCAGCGGGATATAATCAAAGACATAGAAGAGCATATAATAAAGTTCAAAGCGCAGCGCGCCAAAGAGGGGCTAGAGCAGGAATGGAAAGACGCAATAGACCTGCACGAAGGCAACGTGGAGTTTAAGGACTTTCCGCACGAAGACGCGCACAATCTCCATATACACTTAACATCAATGGTGGACGATATACTCGTCGAAAAGATTAATAAGCGTACGATTGTGCGCCCTATGATGCTTGCAAAAGCGAGGCCCGGACAGAAAAAGTACGACAAGTTCGTATTGCAGAAGAAAGAGCGGTTCATTGAGGATAAGACGTTTGGGGAGATGAAGATTGAAGAGAGCATAACGCCTATATACGAAGACGCGGTGAAGCTGGGTACAGGTATCGGGAAGCTGCGCCATGTGCGCGAGATTGAGCCTGTGCGTATGCTTGAAGTGTATGACCCTACGATGGAGGATATAGCGCGGTTTGTAGAGGATTTTGCCGACGATAAGGGAACAGACACCTACAAAGAGAACTTGAAGACGTTGCAAGATCGCCTTGCCGCAAAAGATAAAGAGCCTGTGACGGTGTGGGTGGAGAAAGAGGACGTTATCCGTTTTCAGCCTGTTCTTGAGTGGGTTGACCCATTCACGCTGTACATGGACTACTACATAAAGGATATACAGTATCACCGCGTTATCGCCGAAGAAATGGCAGAGAAAAGCTGGGACGAGATTAAAGGCTACTTTGAGAGCGGCTATTTTGATAAAGAATGCGAAGTTATACTTGAAGACCTGAAAAAGAAGTACCCGAACAATCAGCACTTAAAGCAGAAATATACGCTTATTGAAGCAAACTACAGGTTTAAGTACAAAAAGAGCGAGATACGTTCAATCGTCACATACATCAAAGAGCTGCCTAACAGGGTAGCAAAAGCAATATCTTTCCCGTACCTCACAAATAAGCCGAACTATGTCATTTACAAGATAATGAACAAGCGTAACAGCATATACGGGACTGGGATACCGAAGAAGCTGAAAGACACTAATATTGCCGTTAACGAGTATTGGAATTTGCAGCTAGATGCGGCCGAGTTTACTGTTGCGCCAATGATGGTAGCGAACGTTCAAGATAGCACGCAGTTTGACCCGTCTTCGAAAAAGTTTGGCCCTGCGACAATATGGTGGTTGGGCGCGAACGATAAGATCGCTCCGCTTGATAACAACAAGAACCTTAGCGAAAGCTACAGGCTATTGTCGTACCTGCACCAGTATGCGGAGTGGGTGACTGGCGTTTCATCCTATATGACAGGACAGCAGAACACTATGGACCCGAACGCTCCGGCAAGCAAGGCGTATATGCTATTGCAGGAGAGCAACCTGCGGATTAACTCGTATATACATAAGATTGACGACGCAAATGTCGGCTTGATTGACGATATATCGCAGCTATATTATCAGTATTTCAACGATTCAATCAAGTATTTTGAGAAGTACGATACCGACGAATACGAAAGCAATGAGATTACGCGAAAAGAGCTAGGAACGCCTGTAAACTGGGTTCCGCAATTGTCGGATATAACAGTCAATAAGGCGCTTGAGAAAGAGGAAAACTTCAAGATTGCTTCTTTCCTTCTGTCGCAGGAGATGGTGCGCAGGCTTCCGAAAGCGAACAGGCGTATTATCGAGATAATTCTTCGCAGCCAGGGCGGCGAGTGGGAAAAAGCGATAGACGATCTTATCCCCGAAGGAAAGGAAACAGACATTATTAACAAGGTGGTAGAGCTGCTACAGTCTGTCGGGCCGCAGCAGGTAATGGACATAATGGCGCAGCTTATGCAGCAGTCTATGCCGCCGGGAGCAGGGCAGGCTATGCCGATGCCGGGCGCACCGGCAGAAGCCCAGATGGTAAACCCTATGAACAATATGCAAGGGAAGGTTCCACAAGCATGACGCGCGAAGAGATAGAAAAGATAATGGCTGAGTTTGAGCAGTCTACGCGGAAATCGCTCATAGAGTCAATACTAAAAGCTGGAATAAGCAAAGACACAATAAAAGAAATACTAGGGTGGATAGCTTGAATTACTACAAACAAAGAGCCGATAGAATCCAACAGTCCAAAAACAAGCGAGAAATTGAGCGGGCAAAGCTGGTAGCGGACATACGCAAGAAAGCGGAGATAAGCCGTAAGTTTATTAACGATAAGCGGCACGCTGAGTTTAGAGGGCTACTTGAAGCGGCCATCGAGTTTAAGCGCAACCAGTATGAGGCGTTGGGCGAAAGCGCGCAGAGCAACGATGAGGTTATCCGCCGATCTTTAGTGCTTTCAACAGAGATAAAAGTAATAAAGTGGATACTCACTACTCCGCATAAATTTATTGCTGCGGAAGAAAAGATTGAGGAAGGAGAGAAAACACAATGATTAGCTTCAAACCAATCGGAAACCAGCTTGTCATAGAGATGCCGGAAGATAAGACAATGACGAAGGGCGGATTGTATCTGCCGCAGATCGAAGAAAAGGTGTCAAAGCCTGTGACGGGAATAGTGATAGCCGCAGGGCCGGGAAAGAGGCTTTCTAGCGGAGTTGTTGCTCCTATGACGGTGAAGGCTGGAGACAAAATACTGTTTGGCAAATATACAGGAAGCGAGCTTGAGCTGGATGAAAAGCTCTACTACGTTATGAGCGAAGACGACGTGATGGCGGTGATTGAGGAGGGCAATAGCAAATGAAGAGCCTAGGTAAAAAAGAAGATATGACGTTGAACGCTGTGCCTGAGAAAGCAAAGATACGCTATCCGTCGTTTTCGATCAGCTCTAAGGTTATGCCTGAGATCGAAGACTACAGCATGAACGAAACAATTGAAATGAATATTGTTTGCAAGGTGAGTGGGCTTCGCAAAGGGTGGGACGATAAGAATGAAGTTGTCGCCGATCTTGACATGACGAAAGCTGAAATAACGAACGTCAAGGAAGATCGCAAAGAGGCGAAGCGGCGCGGCCTTGATATGAAAGACTACGCGGACATTAAGAAGAAGCAGGCAAAAATCGTTGAGGAGAATGCGTAATCATGCGGAAAACAAGCATGAAGATGAAGCCAATGGAAAAACATTTGAAAGCGCGAGGCTTTTATAACCCTAAAGAAACGGCGTCCTTTGTTAAACCTAAAAAGAAAAAGGTTGCGGTAGCCGCGTTTCTTGAACAGGAAGACCATGACCATGCTTGAAAAGAATCAGGGGCTTGCAAAGGAGCAGGACAGGCTTGAAAAGGGTTGTTTTACGGGACAGACAGTGGTACATTGGGTAAAAGGTGTTGCCCGCCTGTTGGACTTCCCGAAACGACCTGTGCGCAAAGAGATAGGAATTGAGGTGATAGACGGTGAAAAAAAAGTGCAATAAAGACAAGAAAAAGAAAATGAAGTAATTGCTGTTTGACAACTGAATGATGTAAAGGGATACAACTGTAAATCAGAGGCCCGTGGTAGTAGAGGATTGAATATCTCGCTACAACGGGCCTTTTTTATCAACGCATCACGGGACAGGCCGCCGTAACAGGCTTTGCAAAGGTGCGTAAAAGGAGCGAAACCATGTTTGTACCGGAAGAAGGAAGTCAGGAACAAGAGCAGGCGCAGGAAACACAGGAAAATCAGGGAGAACAGCAGGGAAACGAAGGTTCTGAGAGCGCGACTCAATCGCCCACTCCTGGCGCAGAAAATGGAGCAGAGGAAACGCAGGAAGAACAGAAAGACCCGGCACTGTATGACCCTGATGGCGTTCTGTGGAGCAAACGCGCAAAAGAGTATGAGCGTAAGTACCAAACTACTCTTGAGCGGTTCGCTAGTTATGAGAAAGCACCTGCACAGCTAGCGGCAGACCCGAATGAAGAGATTCCGGCTACGCGAGGCGGTGTGAAACAGGTGTTGAGCGAACTTCAACGTGACGAGGTAGCTGCTAGCCGTGTGGTAGACGATGTAATTGAAAGGTTGTCGGAAGATAACCCGGAGATAATCAATCTAAAACCGCAAATTGAGCAGCAGTTGCGAAGCGTTGACGTTGAACAGCGAAAGAATCCGGGCCTTATTGAAGCGGTGGCGTTTGCGGTGTATGGCAGGGCCAGCTTTAAGAAGCAGCCTGCGAAAACTGTTCCTGCACCGAAAAGACTCGTTTCGTCCGGTAAGCCGAAAAGCGACGTTTTACCTCCTGCTCCGCAGGGCGGGGCAATGAGTGAGGCGAAGCTGAGTGAAGACGAGGAAAGATATGCTTTCCAGCATAGGTTAAAAGAGAAGGGCTTTGACAATGAAGAGATTCATGATTTGTTCGTCAAGGCACATAAAAAAGGAGGTTGATTACAATGGCGACTTGTGGAGTTTATAGTTCCGGAACTGTCTTGCGTATGAAGGCCGGAGCTTCGGAAGTAATAAAAGGGAAATCCGGCCGGTTTGTGCAGGCTGATGGCGCAGGATACGTTGACGCTGCCAGTGCGACGTCGGTTGACATTATGGGGTGGGTGGTAGGTACTGGAGATATTACCGCTGCCGCATCTGACGGCGTTACGTCGTTTGACGTTGAAACCGACATCCTAGGCAATCTGTTTGTTATGCCTGCATGTAAGGATTCTGCGGCTGCGGTTACTGAGGCAGAGCTTCAGGCTGCGGTTGGTACTACGATGGACATTCAGATGGTAAGCACCAACTATCAGTATTGCGACCTTGGCGCGTCGGCTGTGGATATTCTGCTTGTGTACGGGTATATCTACGAAGGTTCTGCCGCTGGCCAGCAGTACGCTATCGTGAAGCCGAACGTCAACAAACTGGTGTACGGTACGCATTCAGACGTATAAGCAATTTAATCTATTGGAGGTGATTACAAATGTCTTTTAACGTGCAGTCTGATTTTAGTAAAGGCGCAGTAAAAAATATGTACGACTACTCGATTGAGGCTATGCAGTACGCAAAGACTCAGGAGAAATGGCCGGAAATATTTGAAGAAAAGGATATTGACGGTGACCACTGGCAGGAAACTTCTGTCATTGGCCCGAAGATGCTTCGTAAGACCGGACAGGCCGAAGGGTTCCAGGTTACGCTTGCCCGCGAAGGGTATACCGTGTACGCGGCGGTTTTTGATTATACCGATGCTATCACGATGAACTACGACACCGTGCGGGATATTAAGAAGTTTAAAAATATCCTACGCGAGTGCGCGAACGGGTGGGGCGAAGGCGCGATTATTACCCGCGACCAGTTTTACGCCCGCGTGTTCAACAAGGGCGGTTTTACCGCTGGAGACTGGATATTCAACGGTACGCCTGAATCTGGTGCGCAGTCCGATGCTTCCGGTGATGGGTGCTACGATTCCGCTTCAACTTCCGCGCTTGTTGCGCCGTTCTGCCGTACTGGGGACACTTACAAGCATACGTCGAAGGTTGGCGGCACGTCGTACTATAACGCGCTTGCTTCCGGTACTGTCAACGCCGCTTCTATTGTTAACCTGATTAACCTTGTTGAGGTTACGAATGCCTACGATGAGCGGGATGTGAAGATTCCCATTACCGTTGACGCTATCGTGTATCCGCAGGGTCAGTGGGAAACCATCGGGCGCATTCTGGACAGCGACAAGATAGCTGGATTATCCACGAACGACACGAACGCCGGGCTTAAACGCAAGTTTAAAACTCGCGTTGAGTGGGCGCAGCTTACCGACACCGATGCCGTTTTTGTCGGTGTGGCGAAGAAAGGGCTTGTTGCTCTGAAACGTATGGACCCGGTTTTCGACTTCTTTGAAGACAAGAAAACCCGGTGCTATTGGGCGACGGTTGAAGCGCGTATGGGTGCAATGTTCAAGAACTTCCGGTTCTGGGGCGTTGACAATCTGGCGCAGAGCTAATGCG